TAAAAAAGCAGGAAGGTATAGCAACACCCTCGAAAGAGAGTGAGCAGGTAACTGAAGAGGATATTAAAGAACTTTTATTGCAAAATAAAGTTCTAAAAGAGTTATTGAAAGATAAACTTTTAGAAGACGCAATTAAAGAATATTGCTCCAAGAAGCCTGAAGAATGTGAATAAATTACTTTTAATCATAACACTAACATTTCCTCTGTTTTTAACAGCAGAGGAAATTGTTATTAGTCCAGCATACTTACCGGAAGGTAGAGTATTAGACCTTACCTATAATCCCCCACTAGATCCATATTTTTGTGATAACAATCCTAAACTTTGTAAAAACCTAGAGATCAGAAACTATCCTGTATTTGATATGACACCACGTGCAACTAACAAACAATGGCTAGCATTTTGGACATTTCAAGTATTAGATGCTTACTCGACATCACGAGCATTAAAATATGATTGTGTAAAAGAAATCAATCCACTATACACAGAACGTCCAAGCGATTTTAGAATTGTGGCAACCAAAAGTTTTTTAATCCTTCCTGGATTATTATATGATGATTATTGGACACAGGTAACACCAGACGAATTAAATAATACTAATATGTTATATTCAATTGTTGTTGCAAATAACTTTAGATTACTTGAAAAAGCCAAGCAGGAATGTAGTAAAATACGATAAATACACATATGCAATTCGACGAACTTATACAAGAAGCAACAACCTCTGAGACCAAAGTCTATAATAAAGCACAGGCTTTATTTTTAGAATTAGGTTTGGATGCTAGAGCACCAGGACTTGCAAGAACTAGTAGAGTAAGACATATTAGAATTAATAATAATGCAGAAGAGATTGTAAGGTTGTTTACTGAAAAAGGTATTGGTATAAACTTTGATGACGCACCTACATTAAGTGGTATGTATGCACAATCATTCACAGCAACATTTCCTACAGATTATGAAGATTTAGATTTAGCAGGGCAAGAAGTTATTGGACTTGTTGCATTGAGACAAAATTCTAAAGTAGGCATTAAGGCACTGACTCCTAAAAATTTAGGATTAGCAGGCAAAACGTTAAACAAAAAAGAATTAGGACAATATTTAAAAAACAATCTCCCCACACAGATTCAAGATGAAGCATTACAAGAATTTTTATTACAATTAGTAGAAGTTGCTTTAGGCGAACAAGAAGCAGTGGACTCTTCGGTTATGGATTTTATAGATCCAAATGATGTTAGACAGACAGGCGTAGACTTTGGAGAAATACTTACTCCTTTAATGTTGGCAACTGATTCAGAAAGTATAGACTTCCCTCCAGGTAATGAAATGTTAGCAGATGTAATCATTGCAGGTATGCCTGTGAGTGTAAAAAGTGCAAGTGGTAGTGGTACAAGTTTTAAAGCAATTAAAGAATATATGGATAAATTTAGAGATGAAGCAGAAGCAGGTACTATTGAAATGGATGCCGATGACGAGAAAGTACATCAATTTTTTAGAGCATTCGTTGATACTGAAGGTAAAAATGTCGATAAAATTATTGCAGGAAGTGAAAAAGCAGACACACCAGAACATAAATCAATGTCCAAAGTAATTGGCAAAGACAGTTTTACATTTGATGATTTAATAGAATATTCAGAAAAGTTTGATGACTATGGAGACTTTTTAAAATCTGTTTATCCTATCAGTGTGTCGGGTAACGACATAGACGCACCAGATTACAAACCTAGAGGAATGCCAGCAGACCATAAATTCTATATGGGACTTTCAGACATACAACCAAAAGCCAAACAAGCAGGAAAGCCTAGTTGGGACGCCAGTAAAGGCACAGCAGGTGCAAATATTATGACCTACATTTTAGGTACAGGGTTTTTAGCAGATGCTAAAACTGTAGATAAAAAAGACAAATACAATAATATGATTAAAAATATTCTAAAAAATGCCAGAGCCGAGTTAGCAAAAATAGATATTACACCAGATGGAAAAATTGTTGTAAGCAGAAAACCTTTTTCAAGTTTGGACTACGAATTTCAATATCACGCACCAAGTCATATGGCAGGAAACAATTTGCCAGGCTTTTCAGCAATCTTGCACTAAGCCTAATTAAATAAACACTATGAATAAAGAAATAGTCACCGAAGTAAAACATTATTCTGATAGGTTGTTTAGTTTTAAAACCACAAGAAATAAAACATTTAGATTTAAAAATGGCGAGTTTGCTATGATTGGTTTAGATGTTGAACCCAGACCTATTCTAAGAGCATATAGTATTGTTAGCACCAACTACGATGACCACTTAGAGTTTCTCAGTATAAAAGTTCAAGACGGGCCTCTTACAAGCCGTCTACAGCATTTAAAAGTTGGCGACGAAGTAATAGTAAATCCTAAAACAACAGGCAGTTTATGTATTGATTATGTACACGCAAAGCCTAACTTAATTATGCTCAGCACAGGTACAGGACTTGCACCTTTTATGAGTATTGCAAATGACATAGAAACTTATAATAAATTTAAGAATGTTTATTTGTTTCATACTGTAAGAAACAAAAACGAACTAGCATACAATTCAAGATTAGCAATACTTCAAAATATGTTCAAGTTTAGATATATTTCAACTGTAACTAGAGAAGAATATGACAGACCAGGAAGATTTTGGGATTATATTGAGCCTACATTAGGAAGAACATTTAGAAAAGATTTAGATGTAGTTATGGCGTGTGGTTCTCCTGAAATGAATAAAGAATGCAGAGAATATTTTACAAATTTAGAATGGGAAGAAGGCAACACAGGAGAGAATGGAGACTTTATGCTAGAACGTGCTTTTGCAGGTTAAGTCTATAAATATTAATATGAAATGGTTATACAGTGGTTATGCAGTAGCAATATCAATTGCATTGTTGCTAGGCTTAAGAATAATAGACCCTACACCATTACAAAGTCTTAGAAGTCAAGTTTTTGACAGTTATCAACAATTAGATGAAATAAAAGAAAGCGACAATGTTGTGCTAATAAACATTGGCGAAAAAAGTTTAGCAAAATACGGACAGTATCCCTTTCCCAGACAATACTATGCTCAACTTGTAGTTGACCTTGCTATGAAAAATAGTGGACCAGTTGGTTGGACTATAATGTTTCCTGAGAAAGACAGATTTCAAGGAGATGAAAGTTTTGCTAGTATCCTTAATCAGAACTTAGTAAATGTTCCTGGTGCAAGAAACAATCCTGTAAACTATAATATATTAAGTCAAACACCAAGTTTTAAAGGTATAAAGTCAACAGGACCACACATAGGTACAGGCACAATAGGCCCAGTCCCTGCAAAAGATTATTTGCTCACTTGGCCCAACTTAGTTACTAATGTACCAATGCTAGAAGTAGTAAGTAATGGTAAAGGAGTAAATGCATCAGCACCTCAGCCTGATAATCAAACAAGAACATATCCATTGGCAATCACTGTGGGAGATAAAATATATCCTAGTTTTGCAGTAGAAATGTTAAGAGTCAAAACAGGTAAGCCTAGTTATATGATTAAGACTAGCGAAATAGGAATACAAGAAGTTGCAGTTCCACCATTTGATCCAATTGTAACTCAACCAGACGGAACAGCATATATACGATTTAATAACACATTTACTGAAATAGAATATACAGGAGCCGAAAGTATTCCTGACTTGATGGGCAAATGGGTAATAATAGGTGTCACTGCAGAAGGTGTTGCAAACCCTGTGCCAACTCCTAGAGGAAATTTATATCCTCACTATATACAGGGCCATATGCTACAGAATTTTGTAGACGGATCAAATATACAAAGAAGTTCTTTAAGTGCGTTATACGAAGTCTTAGGCGCTCTTATAAGTATGATTTTAATAGTTCTTGTTGTTAGCAGAGCACCTATATGGGCAAGTGCTCCTATATCACTGGGTATAATGGGACTGATTGCATATTATAGTGTGCATAATTATACATCCAATTTACAGTTATTAGATGCTACTTTTCCTGTGTTAAGTTCATTTTTAATTTTTACACAATCTGCTTTTAACAATTTTTACAAGCAATATAAATTAAGACAGCAAATAAAAGGACAGTTTGGAAATTACATATCACCAGAGTATGTTGATATGATTGTAAAAGATCCAAGTTTAATGGCATTAGGCGGCACTAGAAAAGAAATGAGTTTTATGTTTGCTGACATAGTTGGCTTTACACCTATATCAGAAAAGTATATGAAAGAAGATGATCCAGAAGGATTAGTAGAACTTATAAATGAATTCTTAGATAAGATGACAAAAATAGTATTAGCCAACGGTGGAACGATAGACAAGTATATGGGAGACTGTATAATGGCATTTTGGAATGCACCTATACCGTGTGATAATCACGCAGAGATGGCAGTAAAGACAGCAATAGAAATTGAATTGCTAGGTGACGAATTAGAAAAGGAAATGGAACAACGTGGATTACCTAGAGTAAAATTTGGCACAGGTGTAAACACAGGTCCTTGTATTGTAGGTAATATGGGAAGTGAAGCAAGAATGGATTATAGTGTTGTCGGTGATGCTGTGAACTTAGGTGCTAGATTAGAAGCACAAACAAGAGCAGAAGATGTGCCAATCATTGTTTCTGAGTTTACTTATTTGCAATGTCCTGATTTAGCATTTAGTAATTTAGGCGAAATAAAAGTAAAAGGTAAAGAGATTCCAGTTAGGATGTATACTCCTTTATTTGACGGCAAGCAACGTAAACTTTACAAATAACTAGTCACCATAATCAAAATGGGAGAAGTCATCGAACACTCCAACATAACTTTTTAAGTCTTTTCTAATCTCAATAATATGCAACATTTCTAAACTGACATTTCCTTCTTTTTTCATATGATGAAAATATTTAGAAATTAAATTATCTATATTTTGTATGTCTATTAAACAACTATGTATTAGTTCTTGTCTCCAAGTATTTTCCTTAAACAAACCTAATAACCAAATATGTCTTTCGTCATCACTATTAAAGTGTAACATTAAATTTGATATTTCAAAATATAGTGCCCTTGCTGGATTAATATCTTTTCTATATTTTTTCATAATGGATGGAAATATAAAAATATCTTTTCTTGTTCTTAGATTATTCATTAACGAATGATATTCTTCCATAAAAGTTTCTTGCAAGTTGTGGGTGTCTTTTCTTAATTTACCTGTTAGTTTTCTTTGTAGGTTTACAAATATTTTTTTATATCCATCAGATAAATCTTCGTAGTAATGTTTTTTTAAATCTTCTATGTTTAGTATACCCGTGAGGTATTCGTCCGGAATAACATTTGTTTTGTTAAACTTTTCTAAACTTTCTTTAAACCTTATAAGTTTAAAGTCTAAAATTTTACCTTGCAATCGAATAACTCCTTTGCTTCTTCTAAGTTAGCAAACAAATTACTTCTAGATATAGAATTGAGGTTTTGACTTGCTATAAAGTCATCATCTTCTATTAGGTCTGTGTTTAGAGTGTGTGACACCTTATCGATGTCTGTGGTTATATCTTCGTAAGTAAGTTCACTGTCTAGTATATCTTTTATACTATCATACTTATCTAAATGTTCTCTAAAGTACACTATGTCGTCTTCTGTGATTGTTATTTGTTTATTTAAATGGTTTACGTTTTCGTTTTTATAGTAAATAAATTTTGAATGTTTTGCAATGTTAAAACTTAAAAACTGATGCCATTTATTTTGTCTAGATGTGCCTATCAGCCTATAACCTTGTTTTTTGAAATCCAGCAATGTCTCTCTATCCTGGAAACCAGATACTATATGCTTATAGTGTTGATGCATATTATTTATCGCAAAGTACTTTAAGAACTCACATCTTGTAGGTAATTCAGCCAATCCTGAATTTGTTTCGTCACCATATCTTACATCAACTAAATCTTCTTTAATTGTGTAAGTAAATCTACTAGTCATCTTCTGCGGGTGCAACCACTCTAATCCTTGCTGAACTTTTATTAGTGTAGGCAATTCAAATTTGCCGTACTTGTCAGCACCACCATAAAAAGGTTTCAAGAATGAGTTCTTGAAGTAAAAAGGATACTTAGTCATAAGTGTATGATTCAAAATCACAGATAACTTTGTACTTCCGGATCTTTGTAAACTTACTAAAATTATTTTATCGTTATTATCCATTTAATTCCAATATAAGTTTAAGTTTCTCAATTCCGCTTTTGTCTAATGTTTTTCTAACTTCTGAATGCAATGGTTTAGGCCACTTACCTATATCTACCCAGCAGTAGCCTGCACTTTCTTCATTTAACGTTGGAATAAATTCGTTTTCTACTATACAAGCAAAACTGTAATATATAAATTTTTTGTCTTTGCTTCTAAATACATCTATGGGATTTAGTTTTAATATTCCTGGGTATTCTGCTATTTCTTCTGTGAGTTCTCGATGTAAACATTCTAGAGGTGTTTCATTGTCGTCAACCATTCCACCCCATAGTCCCCAAGTGTTGTTGTTTCTTTTGTTACTATTGTTTCTTAATTGTAGGAGACATCTACCTGTGTTCTTTGCAATAAAAATTGCTCCTGCGCCTATTTTTACTAAAGCACCAGTTTCCAGAACCCTGGGTTGTACTCTCCTTCGTAAACGGATATCCATTGATTGCTCACAAATTTATAACGTTTGCTTGTATTTAAGTTCTTTAATACAGGCACCGTACCTGAATATGAACTGGCATCAAACACCACTACCCATTTAGCAGATGATTGACTATACTGAATTATATCATTTTCTCCTGCATCTATACCCCAATTAGGATATCCTGATGTTGATATTTCTTCTGTGATGAGATATCGTTGACCATCAAACACAGGAGCAAGTGTTCCGTCTCCAGGAAAATTTACTTGCGGATCAATAATTTTTGATATGTCGCTTAATGTTGTTGGTGGTAATGTATCTTGGTCTATAACAATTGATAATTTTGTTGCGTCTGATGTGTTAGCAGTTACAGTACCGATTATATCTTGTGTATGGTCTTCGTAGTCATTTGATTGTCTTAGTTTTAAAATACTAACACCGTCTCTTAATTTTCCATAAGCATCTAACAAATCTTCATTCCATTTTTTAGTTGTTAAACTATCTGATGACAGTAATGTAATATCTGTACCAGACACTCCAATTCTGTAATTACCCGGAGTTACAATTACACTGGCGGCATTTTCTATATCACCAAAGAAATCATATATGGCGTCATCGTACCCTAACTCTTGTAAGTTATCTACAAGTTTTATGTCAGCAACTATTTGCTCTACTATTTCTTGTTTTTTAACTTTTGCAGGCGGATTTAACCAAATAGGTAAAGTAAATGTTAAACTAGAAATATCAATCTGCTCATCTACTCCAACCGGTTGTGTTCTGCTGGTCCACTGTAAATCTATAAGTTCAACTTCAACAATGTTAGTCCAGTCTAACGGATTTGTATTTGCTTGTATTTGAATTGTTGGATTAAACAATACAAGTATCTGTTCTAACAACTGCATTTTGGTATCAGTGTTAGGAGTCCATATATCTACTTGCATTGTTAAATTATACGGTACCGGCATATATCTTTCTACAGTATATTGATTACCAGGTAACGTAGTGTAACTGTTTGTTTCTTTATCAAATTTTCTTTCAGTTATCTGTTTTTTATCAACAAAATTTGGCTCGTGTGTTCTATCTCTTGCTATTGCTAATTGTTGAATTGAACAAGCAATAAATGGTGTGCTGTTAATCATATTCTCAGAGTTTTGTCTAAGTATATGTGCTACCATTCTACTCATATCGGCATATCTAACAGGTACTTGATTGTAGTAAGGATTCTTTCCTCCTTTGCCACCTTCTTTGACTTTGAAATTTGCAAATATTCTTACAAACTGAAGTATGTATCTTCTTAACTGCTCGTCATACCAATATTTCATTCTTCATCCATATCGTCAATTTTGTTTCTCAAATCTCTTATAGCATCTTTAAACACTTCTTCTAATTCGTAAATTTCTGACTCTAAATTGTTATGAGCCTGATAAACTTGTCGAATCTGATATTCATCTAATTTTAAACCATTATCTTCTGCTAGTGTTCCTAATTCTGCAATGATTTCACTATAAGTATTGTTGTACTTTATTTTTTTAGTAATATTTCTAGCACTTTGTAGAGTTGACTTCATATCATATAGTTTATCTTCTAATTGCTCTACTTTATCTGCTACTTCATATATTTTCATTTTTAATTGTCCGTTTTAGGTTTAACAACTTTACTAACAAATTGCATTTCATCTATTGTACTACCATCTGACTGCAATGTTGTGTTGGTGTTATTGATAAATGAACTTAAAATTCTATTAGCATTGTTCCAACTTTGTTTAGTATCGTCTTGTACTTTTATCCACCTAGTTCCTTGTTTCTTAAATAATCTATTTGGTGTAAAGTCTGTTCTTAGGAAGTAGTCATTATCATTAGAAGATACTGGAAAACTAATTCCACTCCCTACAAGTGTTACACCATTGGGTGCATCTTCAACAGT